TCAATCAGTACAGCTTGCTTGGTGCCCTCACGCTTGGCGCGCGGTGCCTGGACCGTGATGCCAATCGCCTGCAGCCCTGTGGCTGTGGCCACATACACCTCAGGCTCTGCAGCGCTTGGCTCGATGAGCTCGGCGTTGTGCATCGAGGTGAGCACCTTGATGCGAGCCCCGCCCTTGAGAGTGTCGGGGAAGTTGGTCAGTTTCTTTTGTGGATGCTGCGCAGCCGCTTCGAGCAGCGCGCGTTGGGTGTCCGTGAGTTTCATTGTTTGCCCCTCAATGTTGTTGATGTGTTTTTTCCTGCTTCGATCCCTGCGGCGTAAGCAGCCTCCAGAGCGCTCTTGATGGACCAGACCGCGACGTCGTGGAAGTCCGATCGATCGCTGTGTTGTGTCTCCAGCGTCTCAATGAACAAATGCTCTTTGGCGATCTGCTCGAGCAGCTTGTTCAGTTTTTTGTTTTCTTTCATTGGCTTGGTTCCTTTCGTTCATCCAATGTGATGGATTGACGCTCTGAATCAAGGTGAAGCCAAGTCAATTTTTGAAGCTGTCGCTTATTCCTTGAAAGTCGATTGAGATGCCGCGAAGTGCGCCCACTCCATGCCGATACCCAGGTTGCGCACAGGTGCTCAACGTGCCTGGTTACTGCGCCAATCACCAGTCGAAAGTGCACCGTGAATACGGCCGCGCGCGCAGAGGGTTTGATACGGAGCTGGGCTTCTATCAATCGGCCAGGTGGCGCAACACCCGTGCAGCGGTGTTACGGGATAACCCGCTTTGCTGCAGGTGCGAGGCCAAGGGGTTGTTGCAACCGGCCAAGGTCGTTGACCACATCGTTCCAGTGAAGCTTGGTGGTGAGCGCTTTGAGCGAGCGAACCTGCAGAGCCTGTGCGTGCCCTGTCACAACGCCAAGACCGCCTCAGAGACCGCGTCCTCGCGCCAGTGACCCCGTCCTGAGGGGGTAGGGGGGATGAATCTCTACAGATGGCCGCCCAAGATGCGTTGGCTTGCGCAAATTTTTGTGCGTGCAAATTGAACAAGGGGGGGTATCCCCCAAAGCCTGCAGCAAAGGCACTGCATCAGATGAACATCAAACCAAGCGGGTGATTTATGGGTGGACGCAAGCCACTGCCGACTCAAGTCAAGCAGATCAAAGGGACCTTGCAGCCATGCCGGACCAACTACCACGAGCCCATCCCAGAGGGCTTGCTGGTGGAGCCTCCGGACTACATGCCAGAAGGTGCCAAGGCCGCCTGGCGCTACGCGCTTGAATGTGCCCCGCCCACGCTGATCCGCAAGCTGGACATGTCCGTGCTGGAGATCTGGGCTTGCGCGGCAGATCTCTACCGGCAGGCCCAGACGGGCATCGGCAAGACCGGGCTCCTGGTGAAGGCGCCCCACAGCGGCGTGCCCATGCAGTCGCCTTACCTGGCCATTGCGAACAAGCAGGCCCAAATCATGACCAAAGCCGCGATCGAGATGGGATTCACCCCGGCATCTCGCTCGCGCATCTCCATTCCAAACGAACGCCCGGGCGAGGAGCTCGATCTCTGGGAGGACATCGTGGGTTGACCCAAAGGGATACAGGATGAGCACATACGCTGCGAGCGCCAAACAATATGCTGAGCGCGTTGTCTCCCATGAGATCCTGACCTGCGAGTGGGTCCAGAAAGCCTGCAAACGCCAGCTCGATGACCTGATCCGCTTCAAGCGCAAGAGCAGCCTCTACCAGTTCAACCCGGAACTGCTTGACCGCTATGGCAGGCCCTACAGGCCAGCGGACAACCTGTGCGCCTTCATTGAGCGATTGCCCCACGTCAAAGGCCCACTGGCCAGCAAGATGATCGTTCTGGAGCCCTGGCAGGTGTTCATCCTGTCCACGGTATTTGGGTGGGTCAAATCAGACGGCAAGCGTCGCTTCAGGCGCTCCTACATCGAGGTGCCTCGGGGCAACGCAAAGTCCACCCTGTCCTCGGCAGTAGGCCTGTACATGCTGGCAGCCGACCGCGAGGGCGGCGCTGAGGTGTATTCGCTGGCCACCACCCGCGATCAGGCCCGCATCGTCTTTGGCGATGCCCAGACCATGGCACGGTTGAGCCCGGGTTTCAGGAACCGTTTTGCCGTAAATGTTGGGGCGCACAACATGCATGTCTTGCAAACCGGCTCCAAGTTCGAGGCGCTCTCGGCAGAAGGCTCCACGCTCGACGGCTTGAACATCCACTTCGGTTGCATCGATGAGTTGCACGCCCACAAAACCCGAACCGTCTATGACGTGGTGGAGACCGGAACCGGCAAGCGGGACAACTCACTGCTGTGGGTGATCACCACGGCTGGCAGCAACCGATCGGGCATCTGCTACGAGGTCCGAAGCTTTGTCACCAAGCTGCTCAACAGGGTGTTCGAAGACGACTCCCAGTTCGGGATCATCTATGGGCTCGATGAAGGTGATGACTGGGCCGCCAAGGACTCGCTCATCAAAGCCAACCCCAACTGGGGCATCTCGGTACGAGAGGAGATCCTGGTGCCCCTGCAGGCCAAGGCCATGCAGTTGCCCAGCGCGGTCAACAACTTCAAGACCAAGCACCTCAACGAGTGGGTGAGTGCTGACACGGCCTGGATGGACATGCGGTCCTGGGATGCCAGTGCCAATCCGGATCTTGAGCTCGATCAGTTTCTGGGTCAGCCCTGCTGGCTCGGACTGGATCTGGCCAGCAAGACGGACATTGCCGCGCTCGTCATGGTGTTTGAACACCCTGACACACCAGACGCATACGCGGTGTTTGGCAAGTACTACTTGCCAGAGGACACGGTCCAGGCGGCGGGCAACAGCCAATACGAGGGCTGGGCTCATACAGGACGGCTCTCGGTGACGCCGGGCAACGTGATCGATTTCAGCTGGATTGAAGCAGATTTGCTGGACATCTCGTCGCGGTTTTCAGTGCAAGCCGTGGCCTTTGATCCGTTCCAGGCCACGCAGCTGTCCACGCGCATGTTGTCCGAGGGGCTGCCCATGATTGAAGTGCGTCCCACGGTGCTGAACTTCAGCGAGCCGATGAAGACGCTTGAGGCCTTGGTCCTGCAAAAGAAGCTCGTTCATGACGGTGATCCGGTCCTTGCATGGATGGCGAGCAACGTGGTCGCCCACACGGACGTCAAAGACAACATCTATCCAAGGAAGGAAAGACCAGAAAACAAGATAGACGGCATCGTTGCACTGATCATGGCCCTTTCACGGGCGATCAAACCGGGCGAATCGGTGGTGCTGGGATCCGACTACGAGTTGATGGTGCTCTGACGTCATGGGATTTTTTAACTTCTTTGACCGCTTCAGAGCTTCCAGGATTGGCGTCCAAAGTGATCGATCACCCTGGGGAGACTTCTATTTCGAGCCTGTTTCGGCTCGAAGCATCTCAGGCATGCGCGTCTCGGCCGATTCCGCCATGCGCTTGGCTGCGGTCTATGCTTGCGTGCGCATCCTCTCGGAGACCATGGCGTCTCTCCCTCTCGTGGTCTACCGACCCCGCAAGGACGGCGGCAAGGACCGGGTGACGGACCACTGGCTCTACCAGTTGCTGGGCAAACGGCCCAACCGGTACCAGAACCCATTCGAGTGGCGTGAGATGCTGCAGGGACACCTGGCCTTGAGGGGCAACGCCTTCTGCCAGATCCTGGCCAACAGCCGGGGTGAGATCACCGAGCTGATCCCGATTCACCCTGACCGGGTGCGCATGGAGCTGCTGTCCTCAGGCGACTACCGCTACCGCATCCGGGATCAGGCTGGCTCCGAGATCGTCCTGCCTCGTGGGGAGGTCTGGCATCTGAGGGGGCTGTCCTCGGATGGGCTGATTGGCCTGAGCCCCGTTGATCTCTCGCGAGAAAGCCTGGGCATGGCCCTGGCCGCGCAGGACTATGGGGCGCGGTTTTTCTCCAACGATGCCAAACCCACGGGGGGCTGGATCGAGTTCCCGGGCACCTTCAAGGACCCGGAGGCCAAGCGGGTGTTTCGAGAGTCCTACCAGGCGGCGCAGTCTGGCTCGAACCGGGGCAAGGTCCTGGTGCTCGAGAACGGCATGAAGTTTCACGAGGTGGGCGTCACGAACAAGGACGCCCAGTTCTTGGAGCTGCGCAAGTTCCAGATCACGGACATCGCCCGATTGTTCAGAGTGCCACCACACATGATTGCGGATCTGGACCGGGCGACGTTCTCCAACATCGAGCAGCAAAGCCTGGAATTCGTCATGCACACCATGACGCCCTGGGCAGAGCGCTGGGAGGCATCCATCGAAGCTGACCTGCTCCCAGATGGTGATGCGCTGGAGATCGAGTTTGACTTTGCCAACCTCATGCGAGGGGATGCGGCCAGCCGCTCGGCGTACTACCAAAGCGGCATCCAGAATGGCTGGCTCACCCGTAACGAGGCCCGCATCTCGGAAAACCTCAACCCGATCGCAGGGCTCGATCAACCGCTGCGGCCGCTGAACATGGTCGAAGAGGATGACGCTGAGGACGCCGAGGACGCGCAAATCGAATCTCAGGATTCAGACACTGATGCCAGACCTGAACCAGACCAGCAGTTGAGCTTGCGCCTTCGAAAGCTGGTCGAGTCCAACGCCCAGCGACTGGCCCGTCGCATTTGCAAAAAAGGCGTTCTGGGCTCCAACGAAATCAACCTGATCGCCCAGACCTTCAGCCTGCCTTCATCGGCCGTGCAGGACTGGGCGCAGGGCGCTCCATCACTCGAGGATGAACCGGCGCTGTCCCGGTCCCTCATTCAATTGGGAATACACAAATGAACAGACAACTTCTGCTCTCCGAATTTTTGACTACCCCCTGGGCCCTAATGCCCGAGCGGCTCCAGGCCATGGCCGGGGTCTTGACCCGCTGGTCGGCGGGCGAGCCGCCAACTGACGAAGCGATGTTCCAGATCCAGTCGGAGCGGGTGCTGCGCGACACCCGCAAACAGATGGCAGCTGCCAATGCTGGCTCTGGCATTGCCGTTTTGCCTCTGTATGGCGTGGTCACTCAGCGGGGCAACATGGTCGATGACATCTCTGGCCCCGGCAGCACCAGCACCCAGCAATTCACCTCGGCCTTGCGCCAGGTCCTGGCCGACGACACGGTGGGCCAGATCCTGATCGATATCGACAGCCCCGGTGGCAGCGTTTATGGCGTGGCCGAACTGGCCTCGGAGATCGTCAAGGCCCGAGCCCAGAAGCCCGTGGTGGCCGTGGCCAACAGCCTGGCTGCCTCTGCGGCTTACTGGATTGGCTGCTCGGCCAGTGAGTTCTACGTCACCCTTGGTGGTGAGGTGGGCTCCATTGGCGTGTGGCAGGCGCACTTTGACTATTCCAAAGCGCTGGAAGAGGAGGGCGTCAAAACCACCCTGGTCTCGGCTGGCAAGTTCAAGGTCGAGGGCAACCCTTATGTGCCGCTGGACCCGGAGGCCCAGGCCTTCATGCAGTCTCGTGTGGACGACTACTACAACGCCTTCATTCAAGCTGTGGCCGTGGGCAGAGGTGTCACGGTCGACGATGTCCGAAACGGCATGGGCGAAGGCCGTGTGCTGGGATCTGATGCTGCCTTGGCGCAACGCATGGTCGATGGCATCGCGTCCTTTGACGATGTTCTGGCCCGCATGCAGGCCAAGGTCACAGGCAACGCCGTTCGCAGCCAGCCTCAGAAAAGCCATTCCCGACTGAAACAGGCGCGAGACGCTCTCGCACTGGTTTGATGCTGGTCTGATTTCAACCCTTTCCCTTGCAGCCCTCCGTTGAGGGCTGCGTCCCCCCTGCGACCCGTTGGTCGTGATCCCTGTCGCCGCCTTGAGTCATTTCGACCAGGCGGTTTTTTCATTTCTGGAGATAAACCAATGAGCAAGCAATTGCGTGAGCTTCAAGCTCGCAAAGCCACCCTGGTCAAGGACGCACGCGCCCTGACCGATATCGCTGCCGCCGAGCAGCGCGACATGAACGACGAAGAGGTCGCAGCCTTCGAAGCCCTCAAGGCCAAGATCGAAGCAACTTCAGCCGCCATTGACCGTGAAGCTGCCCTGATTGCCGAAGAGGCACAGATGAACCACCCCTCTCAACTGACCACGGCTTCTGTGATCACGGTGGTGGACAACGCCGCCGCAGACCCCAAGCACGGCTTCAAGAGTGTGGGCGACTTCCTCAAGACCGTGCGCCAGGCGCAAAACCCTGGTGCTTCCATCGATGAGCGCCTGCTGATCGGCTCGGGCCGAAACGCAGTGGCGCCTGCCACCTTCGGCAATGAAGGTTCGGCCCAGGACGGCGGCTTTCTGGTGCCGCCTCAGTTCGCCCAGGAAATCTTCCAGTTGTCTTTGGGCGAGGACTCCCTGCTGCCCATGACCGACAACGTGGAGATCACGGGCAACACCATGGCCTTCCCCAAGGATGAGACCACGCCCTGGGGCACCAACGGCATCCGTGCCTACTGGCAAGGTGAAGCGGCTTCTGCCATCGGTACCAAGCCGGTGCTGGGCCTGTCGACGCTGCGCCTCAAAAAGCTCATGGCCCTGGTGCCGGTGACCGACGAGTTGCTGGACGACACCAATGCCCTGTCGACCTACCTGCCTGACAAGATCGCCACCTCCATTCGCTGGAAGACCAACGAGTCGATCCTGTTTGGCTCGGGCACTGGCCTGCCGGTGGGTTGCATGAGCAACGCCACCACGGTGACCGTGGCCAAGGAATCGGGTCAGGCCACGCAGACGCTCTTGGCTCAGAACCTGGCCAAGATGATCTCGCGCTTGCCCCCTGGCTCGTTTGGCAAGTCGGTCTGGATCGTCAACAACGACGTGCTCCCGGCGCTCTTCACGCTGACCCTGGGCAACTACCCGATCTATCTGCCCACCGGCATGAACCCTGGTGGCATTCAGGTCTCGCCCTACGGCACGTTGCTTGGCCGTCCGGTCATCGTCTCCCAGCATGCCAACACCTTCTCCTCTGCGGGTGATGTGCTCCTGGCGGACCTCTCGTACTACCAGACCATCACCAAAGCGGGAGGCATGCAGACGGCCACTTCCATGCACCTGTACTTCGATGCGGACCTCACGGCTTTCCGCACCACGTTCCGCATGGACGGCCAATCCAAGATCGCTGCGCCGATCACCCCCGCCAAGGGCAGCACGACCATGTCGCCCTTTGTCCAACTGGGCGCTCGCTGATCAGGCGCCTGACCATCAAGGAGAAATCACATGTTTCCCAATGCAAAAGGCAGCGAGCTATTCTCGGTTCTGGCCACCATCGACCCGGCCAGCCAGGCCGTCGGTACCACCTCTACTGGCTGGATCTCGGCCGGTAACCACCACAACCTGCTGGCGCTCATCCAAAGCGGCGCTCTGGGCACCAACGCCACGCTGGATGCCAAGCTCCAGCAGGCCCAGGATGCTTCGGGCACCGGTGCCAAGGACCTGACGGGTAAGGCCATCACGCAGCTCACCCAGGCTGCCAGTGGCTCGGCCAAGCAGGCGCTGATCAACCTGCGCCCGGATGACCTGGATGTGACCAACGGCTATGCCTATGTGCGCCTGTCGGTGAGCGTGGGTGTTGCCGCCAGTCTGACCGCAGCCCAGGTGCTTGGCGTCAACCCCCGTTTTGCGCCGGGCGACGCCAATAACCAGGCCGCTGTGGTCCAGGTGGTCTAAGAAATCGGGGAGAGCAATGCATGCCTATGCAGTTGATCACCCCGCCTGCAGGAGAGCCGGTTTCGCTTGCCGAAGCCAAGCTCCACCTGCGGGTGGACTTCGATGACGACGACAGCCTGATTCAGGTCCTGATCTCCGCCGCCCGACAGGCCGCCGAGACGCTGACCAACCGGCAACTTGTCACGGCGCGCTGGCGGATGGTGCTCGACAGCTTTCCTGGACCCAGCCTCATGGGCGTGCCCGCAGGGCAGGTGTTCACGTTGCCCGGGCACGCTGTGTTACTGCCCAAATCGCCCGTGCAGTCGGTGGTGGAAATCCGCTATCTGGACATGGCGGGTGCCTGGCAGGTCATGCCAGCAGCGAACTACACGATCGACAACGCCTGCGAGCCTGCCCGAATCACTCCCGTGTTCGGGCAGATCTGGCCGATTGCCTTGCCTCAGATCGGGGCCGTGAGCGTGATCTTTGATGCCGGATATGGCGACGCTTCGGCGGTGCCCGAGGGCATCAAGACCTGGATCAAGCTGCGCCTGGGCTCTCTTTACGTCCACCGCGAGGAGGTGGCATCGATGACGCGAGGGCGCATTGATCCCTTGCCCTTCATCGATGGCCTGCTCGATCCCTACAAGGTACCTTTGATATGAGGCCTCTATGAACCCGATCGGAGCCGGAACGCTGGGCCGCCGCATCAAGATCCAGCGCCCCAGTACCGTCAAAGACAGCCTGGGTGCACCCAGTCGGACATGGATCGATGTGGCCACGGTGTGGGCAGACATCCAGCCTTTGTCCGGACGAGAGGCTGTGATTGCCAGCCGGATCTCGGCCGAACTCACGCACCAGATCACGGTGCGTTACCAGAGCATTTTTGACAACCCTCAGCTGGTGGCCCAGTACAGGGTGCTCTACAGGTCGCGGATCTTCAACATCCACTCGGCCCTGAACGAGGACGAAAAACGCGTCCTGGTCATCCTGCTGGCCAGCGAGGGTCTGGACGATGGCTAAGCATGAACCCTTCAAGGTGGAGGGCTTGGCTGAATTGGCCAAAGCCCTGCGCGAATTGCCTGACCGGGTAGCCAAAAACGGCCTGCGCGTCTCTGTTTATGCCGGAGCCAAGGTCATCCGCGATGAAGCCCGCATGCGTGCGCCCAAAGCGGCCGAAGTCCTGGGACCCAATCAGCCGCCACCAGGCACGCTCAAGCGCTCGGTGATCATGAAACAGATCCCTGAGCTCTCCAGCCTCACGCGCCAGACCTTCTTTGTGACGGTGCGCCACGGCAAGAAGTACCGCAAGCAGGGCAAGAAGGGCAACCTCTCGCAGGATGCCTGGTACTGGCGTTTCGTGGAGTTTGGCACCCGAAAAATGCGCGCGCGGCCATTCCTGAGACCTGCCCTGGAAGCCAAGCGTCGCGAAGCGGTGCAGGCCATGAAGGACCGGTTGAGTGAGCGTATCGAGCTGGAAGCCAAGAACCTCTACAGAGGTCAGCAAAGGAAGTAGCTGTGCAGGATTTCTTTGACGCCATCAAGGACCTGGCCGGGGGGGAGGTCTACGCGCTTGTCGCTGCAGAAAACACCCAGTACCCGGCCATCGTCTACACGCCCATCGTCCAAGAGCACATCTTCGGCATAGATGGACCGCATGGCCTGCAGCGCGTGCGCGTGCAGGTCGACACCTACGCCAGAACGTACCAGGAGGCCTTGCACCTGCAAGACCAGGTCCTGACTGCGCTGCTGGCGGACAAAAGCACCGTCGCCGATGTGCGCATGGGGCTCAGTGAATTTGAAGATCAGGCCCGGCTGTACCGGGTGAGCGTGGACTACACCTACCACCGGCCGGTGGGTTCACCGTGAAACAAGGAGCATCTACATGAGCAGCACCGCAATCACCGCGCAGGGTATTGCCATTGCCCGGTTTGGCACCACCGCCTTTGAAACCATCCCCAACGTGGTCTCGTTTCAAGGCCCTGGCGGGCAGGCAGCAGTGATCGACGTCACCAATCTAGCGTCTACTGCCAAGGAAAAGCGCGTGGGCCTGCGCGACGAGGGGCAGTTGTCCCTGACCTTGCACTACAACCCCGACGATCTGGTGCACCAGGGCCTGAGGACCGACCGGGCCAACCGGGTGCGCCGCCAGTTCAAGATCACTTTTACAGACACCAACCCTGCCACCTGGACCTTCTACGGCTATGTCACGCACTTCAGCGTGCAAGGCGGTGTGGATGCGGTCGTGCAGGCCTCCGTGACCATCGAGATCGATGGCGACATCACCGAAGCTTAAAGAGAGACACACCCATGTTGACCCGTGAACAAATCCTGCAGAGCGATGATCTGCCCCGTGAAACTGTCCAAGTCCCGGAGTGGGGCGGGGAGGTGCAGGTGCGCACCATGACCGGTACCGACCGTGATGCCTTTGAGGCCAGCTTGATTGGCAAGGAAGGCCGTCTTGAGAACGTGCGTGCCCGCCTGGTCTCGCTCACCTTGTGCGACGAGACGGGGAGCCGTCTTTTCAGCGATGGTGACATCACGTCGCTCGGAGGCAAGAGCGCCAAGGCACTGGACCGGGTGTTTGCCGTGTCCCAGCGCCTGAACGGCATCGGCGCTGATCAGGTGGACGCCGCAAAAAACGCCTGATCGCCCATCCTTCGCGGCGCTTTGTGTTCCGGCTGGCGCTGGCTTTGGGCCAGCCGGTGCGCGCGATGCTCGCATCGATGGGGTCGGACGAGCTGACCGAGTGGATGGCGTACTACCAGCTCGAGCCCTTTGGGGACTATCGGGCCGATTACAGGTCCGGCGTGGTGGCCTCCACCTTTGCCAATGCCCACCGGGCCAAGGATGCGGGGCCATTTCGGCCAGAGGATTTCATGCCCTTCCTGGATAAGCCGCAACCCACCCAACCTCAAGACGAAACACAGCTCAATGTGGCCCGGTTCAAGGCCATGTTCGCGCATAAGGTCCAAAAAAGGCAATCACAGCATGGCTGATATCGGTTCCCTCGTGGTCAAACTCGCAGCGGAAACGGCCGATTTCCGCGAAGACCTGGGCAAGAGTGCATTGCTTTTGGAGCGCCACGCCGAATCCATGCGTGGCTCCCTCGAAAAAGTGGCCGAAGTCGCCAAAACCACCTTTGCCATCGCCATCGGCGTGGAGTCGGTGGGGGCGCTCAAGGAATTGGTGGCCCACACGCTGGAAACAGTGGCCGCCCTACAGGATCTGGCCGAGCAGACCGGAGCAAGTGCCACGGCCCTGTCTGGCTTTGCGCCCGTGGCCACCATTTCTGGCGTGGCGATGGAGCAGATTGGCGTAGGCCTGACCAAGCTCTCCAAGGGGCTGGCCGGGGTGGACGATGAGACCAAGGGGGCTTCACAAGCTCTGCAGTTTCTGGGCATCAAGGCCAAGGATGCGGGGGGAAACCTGCGCGATCCGGCTGAGGTCATGAACGACATTGCCCTGAAACTGTCCAATTTCGAGGACGGGGCAGGCAAGACGGCCATTGCGCTTGAGCTGTTCGGTAAGTCTGGAGCTGGGCTGCTGCCCTTCCTCAAGGACCTGGCGGCCAACCAGGATCTGAACATCCGGCTCACTGAAGCTGAGATTGAATCTGCCGAGAAAGCCTCCAAGGCGCTGGGCCGCATGCGGGCCGAGCACAACTTCGTCGCCCAGACCATCGTCACGGCCGCGCTTCCTGCACTCGAAGAATTGGTGGGCGAGCTCAAAGCCGTGATGCTGGGCACGCACAACACGGCTGAGGCCATGGTCAAGCTGCGAGACGATGGCACGCTCAAGACCTGGGCGCAGGACACAGCGTATGGCATTGCCATCGTGATCGATGCGCTGCGTGGTGTGATCCAGATGGCCAAGGCGGTCATGGGCAGCTTCGAGGCGGTCTGGGCCGACATCGAGTTGCTCGGCACCTTTTTGGCCGGTGGCAAGGGCTTGAACCCGTTCTCCGAGGAGAACCAGGCCACCCTCAAGACCGCATTGGAAAAACGCAATGCGATCGTTGAAAAGGCCAACCAGACCTATGTTGACCTCTGGAAGATGCCTTTGCTCGCTGATGCGGTCAAGGAGCGTTTCGATGCGATCAACAAGGGGGAAACCGAGGCTGCGTCCGAAGCCAAAAAGCCCAAGCTGAACTACAACTCGGCCACTGGCGCGCTCACTGCAGCGGCCATGGCCAAGATTGAGAGCGACATCAAGCAGCTGCAGAGTCTGACCGATGTGGAAACGGGCCTTCTGAAGGACCGGCAAAAGATCATCGACCTCTATGAGGGGCAGGGATACATCAGCTACAAGGAGGCGAGTGAAGCCCGGCTGAACGTTCAGCAGGAATTCACGGACCGCCTGGGTGAGTTGTATGCGCAGGAAGAGTCCATCTTGAAGCGTGGCCTGGCCACCGTGGCCAAGACAGCCCAGGACAAATTGAAGCTCCAGGACAAGCTTTCGGAAATCACCCTGCGCCGAGAAAAGCTCGAGCGTGAAGCCCAGCAGTCCAATCTGGAGCGCGAGATCAAGCTGCCGGGTGAAACACTCAAGGACCTGCAGGAGCAGGTAGCCAGAAGCCAGGGTCAGCTGCGATCGACCGAAGAGCAAATCAAGGTTCTGCGTGAGACCGGTTCGATCAGCGAGATCGATTCGCTGAAACGGTTGTCGGCTGCCAGGCGCTCCAGTGCCGATGAGCTGGCGGATTTCGCGGCCAAGGCCAGAGAACTGGTGGAGGCCACGCCTGGCAACGACAAGTTGGCCGAATCGTTTCGGCGCATCGAGGAGGCCGCCCGTCAAGCAGCCGATGGGGCGACCTTGCTGGGTCAACGGGCCCTTGAGTTGTCAGATCCCGGTGCGGGGTTCTCCAAGGCGCTTCGCACCCTGGGTGAAGAAACCGAGCAGGTGGGCAAGCAGATGGAGGCAGTGACCACCAAGGCCTTCAATGGAATGACGGATGCGCTCACCAACTTCGTGATGACGGGCAAGCTCGACTTCAAGTCGCTGGCCACCTCCATCATCTCTGACCTGATCCGCATTCAGATTCAGCGTGCCATCACGCTGCCCTTGGCCAAGGCTCTGGGCAGCATGTTCGGGTTTGCCGATGGCGGGATCATGACCTCAGCAGGCCCCTTGCCCTTGCGGGCCTACGCCAGTGGCGGTGTGGCCACCACGCCTCAGCTGGCCGTCTTTGGCGAGGGTTCCATGGCCGAGGCCTATGTGCCGTTGCCTGATGGTCGCTCGATCCCTGTCACGATGAATCAGTCCTCGTCAGGAGGCGGCGATGTGTTCAACATCTCGGTGAATGTGGCTGAGGGTGGGGTGACCAGCAGCGCAGGGCAGGGCAAAGACTTGGGGCGGGCGATTTCCAGTGCGGTGCGCCAGGAGCTGCTCAACCAAAAGCGGGCCGGTGGTCTGCTGGACCCGCGTCGGCAGTGATGTATTGAAGGATTCTCATGGCGACGTTCACATCGACATTTACGTGGACGGCCTCGATTGGGGCATCCCTCACCCTCAAACCCAATGTCCGTAAGGTCTC